TTATCCCTGCGCCTCAAAGGCGCGGGTGCGGGTTTCGTCCAGCTTGGTCTCGATGCGCAACAGATGCGCGGTCAGGCGGGCCTCGACGTCCTTCATGTAACTGATCGAAGCATAGGTTCGCGCCACCTCCAGCTTGTAGGCGGCCAGGGCCTCCTTCATCTGAGTCAGGCCGATATCGGCGCGGCGCTGGGTCACGTCCAACCGCGCATCGCAGTCGCGCTGGTTGCGCCAGACCAGCCAGAATAGCGCGCCGAACACCGGCAGTTCGACCGCCGTGATCCACACCATCAGATCGCTTTCGGGGACCATGGGCACCAGACCTTTCGTGGGTTTGGGGTGGAGGGCTATCGCAGTCTCGCGTCTTTTTTCTGGGGTGACGCGGGGGCGACCGCCCCCAGCGATCTTGTTGGGCGGGTCTGGGTCGCAGCCCAGCTCTGACCCAACCTTTCGGAGGCTCTGTGGCGGTCACGCGTTCAGGGCCGCGTTGGCCGCGACCATCAGCCGTTCGGCCAGCGCCTGCTTGCGGTCGTGCGCCGTGGCGCGGTCGCTGGGGTTTGATCCGAAAAAGGGCTCGATCAGGATGGAGGGTCGCGCGTCCATCTGCCGCAGGTTGGCGGCGCCGCGTCCACCGCTGGCCTCGTAGGGCGTTTTGATGCCCCGGTCCCGTAGGCCCAGCGCCTCCACCATTGCGGCTTGGATGGCGGCGGCGAAGCGGGCGGAGGCGGGCGTCAGGTAGAGGGTTTCCGTTCCGGTTGCCGCCGGGCTTGCGGCGTTGAAGTGCAATTCGATGGCCGCATCGGCTCCCCACGCTTTGGCCCGCCGGTAGGCGCCGGCCACCCCGCCTTCGTCGCGGGTGAAGACCTCGACCGCCAGCGAAGACGACAGCGGCCCGTTGCCGTAGGCCTTCATGCGTTCGGCCAGATCGGTGTTCCAGGGGTATTCGCTTTGGGTGATCGGCGCTCCGGCGAAGGCGCCCGCCGCCGCTTTGGTATGTCCCACCACCAGGGCGAGTTTTTGCATCCGTGCCTCCTTTGATGCACAGGGTGACGGTTGATATGATCATGTGTTGAAGGCCAGCTGGTTCGGGGTATTCAAGCGCCCCAACGAACGTCTCTTCGTCGCGATTAAGGGACGGTGTGTGCCTTTGATCGCGCGGGGAGGCGGTTCGGTCGGCTTCCTCCGCCCGAGCCTTATGATCCGGCAATGGAGGCGAAGGGACCAGCCGAGTTTCGGATCAGTCGCCCAGAATGACGATGCTATTGTCGTCGGCCAAGGATCGAAGAAACGTTATGGCATTGTCCGTGGCGCCGACCTCTGACATTCCATAGATCGTCTGGCTTTTCCCCGAGCTTTCGTTTTGCACAGTCACCATAAATTCATTGGGCCTGCCGGATGGCATCGGAAGGCCAAGGATCGAAATACAAACCTGTCCATTGAATATGTACTGAATTTTCATCAGGGACCTTAAAACAAAAGAGGGGGTATTTCCTTCGCACCGCCGCATCCTCATTTTATCAAGGGTGTGCGTCTCATGCCATTTTGAAGTTTAGGTTTTATGGCTTTCGGTGGCGGCCTCGGCATTCGTCACTGTCGCTGTTTACGGGCCGTTTTCTTGCTCTTGCCCCGAGAGGTGCGACCGGAAAGGGCGAGGGCGGAGGCCCCGAGCGGTACGCCGACCTGATTGAACTGGACGATGCGACTCACCTCGGGGTCTGTGTTGACGTGCTCCCGGATGCGCCGCGCCGCCTTTGGGAAGTGTTCCTTCATGAAGGCAGGGTTTTGCATGTACAGCCGGACGGCCTCGGCCATCTTTTCGGCACGCACATGATCGCCCCGGTACCCCAGGTGCTCCGGACGCGTTCGCTGGCGGGGCGGGTCTGTCAAGGACGCCCTCGCCCCACTCTGCACATGGTACAGACTGTCGAACTGTTTGACTGCTCCGGTCACAGGAATGCCCCCGCGACCGCCGGCCATGTGATCAATGGCGTGACCGACCTCGTGAGCAATGACGTTGTCGAGATGCGACCCTTCAAGTCTTTGGTGGTATTGAATATACCGTTCGGGGCCATCTACCCCTGCACTCGAGCGGTATACTCCACTAGCTCCCCGCGGGAGCGCGCGGCTCGGGACCGCCTCAGGAGGGCGGCCTGTGAGTCCCTCTCCGACTGCGACCACGTCTTCGGGTTGCAGCGCTTGATCCAGTCCGGTTGCGCTTCTTCTTCCGGCGATAAACGGCGCCGTAAGCGGCGTGCCGTCAATGCTTTCTCGGAGAGGTCCTGTGTCATCCGCCGGCACTCCCTTTGGATAGTCTGCCTCGATCGGGCGGACGGGAGCATCCTCGATCCGCCGCATGTTACTTGTAACAGGGGGACGGGCCTCAAGCAAGGTGACGCTGTGTGATCCGCGTCCTGCATCCAAAAGACGTTGCGGCGTGTCAGCGTTTCGCGATGTCGCGTCGATCAGGGAGTCTACTGCCGCCCCGACCTTTCGCGCGCCGCGCGCCAACGCGCCCGCGAGTGGAACCATGCCCAGCGCCGCCGTCGCCGCAGCCGCGTAATGTGGCGCCTTGGCCCATCCCTCGGCATGGCTCGCAGCGTCCATGGCGTGAAAATAGTCCTGGGCGCTCATCGCTTCTCCAGACCCCGGAAGCAAGGACAGGACAGTCTCCCCCGCGCCCCGAGCCACATCGCCGATCATGCCATCCGGGATCGCGAGCTCGAACGGTCGGTGCGTCATCCGATCCGCGTCACGGTACGGCGTCACGTCGGGGACATGCGCGAGCCTGTCGTTGAGGGTGGAGGTGCTCGGCCAATATGTGTCAATCGCGCCCGTGTTCATGGGGGCTGCCTGAGGCGTGCGTTGGGTCGCCTGATCGATGAGGTTCACCATCTCTTGCCAACGGACAGGGGCCTGGGGTGCTGGCGCAAAACCTGCCTGCGTTGGTCCACCCGGTGTGTTGTTCTCAAATCCACCCATGCGTCATTCTCCTTGAAGGCTGAAGGGGGCGAACGGGCTACGCCTCACCCGTCCTTCCTCACGGGGTCCAGTTGGTTTCGGCGGCGTCGATGGAGCCCGCACCCGGTCGCCAGTCTCCGGCTCGCGACGGGCGGGCGGTTCCCCCCGCGCGTCCCAGCCGCACGGGCTCACTGGCGAGGCAGCCCGCGACCGCATCCAGGCCGTCATCGTGGCCGCCGCCATTGGGCCGCCACTCGCGCATCTCGGCGATGAAGGGGGAGTCCCAGACGGAGCGGTGCGCGTACAAGGCCCGTTCGGCCAACACGGGGTCAAAGGCATCGACGATCCGCTGGGCCTTGGCGCGGGTGGAGACATGCTCAACCACCGCCGCCGCAACGCCGGCTTCGCGCAAGGCCTTACGCAGCAGGCCGGGCAGGAACCGGCCAATGCCGTTGGTCTCCACGGTCACGGACGGCAAGTGCAGCGCATGCAGGACCGCGGCGACCTGACGGCACAGGGCAGAGGCGGCGTCGTCGGGCGCGCTCTCATCCGACGAGGCCCGCAAATACGCCACCCGGTGGAGCCAATAGGTGCCGTCTTCGGCGGTGAACAGGGCGGCGAGCACGCTGTTGTCTCCGCCGCGCGCGGGGTCGCCCAGAGCGGGGTCCCACCAGCATGAGGCCGAAACCAAGCGCCGCTCGCCCAGCTTCAGCACGGGCCGGCCTCTGGCTTCGGTGTAGGTTAGATCGTCGTCGTAGGGGCGCAGGCGATCCGGGTCCAGGCGGCTGTCGGCGATGTTCACCGGGCACAACTGCATCTGGCTGGCGAACTTGTTGGGGCCTTGGCGGCGCTGGATGGTCTCGATGGTGTCCAAGGGAAAGCGATCCGGCCACGCGCTTTGGCCGGCGCGGTCCAGCAACGGGAGTTCCAGGCGCGGGAAGCCATCCAGGAACGGTTTGGTCTCGCCGGCCTCTGGGCGTGCCGTGGCGGCGTAGATCGAATGGTGGGCGTGGGGGGTGCCGACGTAGACTTGCACGCCGCCGGGGGTCAGGACGTAGTCCAGCTCGCTCAGGCGGGCCCGCAGGTTGGCGCGCTTGATTATGGTGTCGCTGGTGTTGGGCACCTCCACGTCATCGCAGATGATGACGTCGGCGCGGGTGCCGGTGATGTTGCCGGTCACGCCCCGCGCGATCATGGAGGGGTCGCGGCTCTCGGTCGGGCGCACGATGGTGAACTGGTCCGCCGCCCATTGGTCCGGGTGTGGCGGCTTGAGGCCGGGGGTGGCCGGGTGGCGCTCTAGAATGCGCTTGACGTTGCGGACCATGCGGGTCGCCAGCCCCACCTCGGCGGCCAACACCATGATGCGCGTGTCCGGCCAGCCCGCCAGCAGCCAGGCGCAGAACAGCCCGACCACGGTGGACTTGCCCGAGCCCCGGAAGGCCATCAGCAGGCAACCGCGCTCGCGTTCGGCCCACTGACCGGCTAACCAGCGCGCCATGACACGGTGATGGTCCGGCGTGCCGCGTCCCTGCACATGGTTCCAGATCCACAGGAATTCCGGGAACGACAGGCGCGGGTCAGTCATCCGGGGCGTCCTCTGCATCGCCCGTCCCGTCGCTCATCGCCAGACGGGCGCAGGCGAGCAACTCGGCAAGCGGGTCTTTGTCCTCTTCGCCACCGTCGTCCGGGTTGGAGAGGTCGAGCCCAACCCGTGCCGCCAGCTTCAGCAGTTGCTCGACATGGGCCAACACGGCTTTGCAGCCGCCCTGCCAAGCGGCGAACTCTTTTGCGTCCATGGGGGCGTCCATGGGGATGGGGCGGGCGGCAAAGGCGTCGTAAGCGTCAAGCGCCCGGTAAAGGGTTTCGGGCAACGACGCGCGCAAGCGGTCGCGGGCGCCAGAAAAGTCGGTCGCGGTCGTGGTCGTCATGGGGGGCTCCATTGAAGACACGAGGGGGCCGCCACGCCCTGACCCGGGAGCGGGTGGGGCGCGTTGTCTCGGCGGAGGCAGGGCCAGGGGCAGGCTGGATTACAGAAGCGCGGCGGCGCGGAACAGGTCGTCCACTTGCGCATCCGTCCAACCGAGCGCGTCACGCGCGTCGGCCACAAGCGGATCGGTGCGCGGGATCACATTGACGAGGCTCCAGTCCTCTTGCGCGTCGTCCGGCAGCGTTGCGATCCAGGCTTTGGTGTCATTCCAAGCGTCTGCATCCCGCATCGCGCGCACAAGCTGGAGCTTGGTGACGGTCTCCGGCACCGGGCCTTTCGCGGCGTCTTCGTTCGCCACGATTTCTTCCGGCGACAGAGCGCGGATGCCATAGGCCACGGTCACAACGGGGATCGGCCCGCTGTCATCGTATCCAGGCGGCCCCTGGTACTCGCGGACAACCGCATGGGTCGCGGGGTCATGCTCCGGCACCAGTTCCCGGACGTGGTAGATCGGCGGGTCGAGCGTCGCCAGTGCGCGATCAGAAAGGCCGCGCGCATGGTCAGGCAGGCGGCCTATGGGATAGTGGTCACGATACGCGTAGGGCATGCGGTCCTCCTTTGTTTTGGCCGTGGCTAGGGCCCTTAGGGAAGCTTGGCGAGGCGCCCGCCGACGACCGCGTAACCCGTCGCGGTGTTGCATAAGGCCGACATGAAGAGACCCGCCGTCGATTCGTTGCTCCAGGCGCCGCCGTGATAGGCCACATGCTCGACGCCGTCGCTTGCGCCGTAGGTGTAATCTGCGAAAGTCGCGTTCGCCTCCGTGGCATCAACACTTGCCGGAAGGAAAAAATCGCGAAAATCGAACGTTGTATTCGCTGTATCCAGTACAGATAAAATCCACCCGTTCTGTTGTACTGAGGTGGCTGTATCCACCCATGTCTTGTTTCCTTCGCGATCCCATATCTGGATCTGGTTGGATGCACTGCCCTTCAGGCCGTCTACCATCTGCCAGACGTTGCCCCACAAGCCCACGAGCCCACGATACGTCGCCTGTGCAACGTCTGGGGCATCAACAGTGGAGGCTGTCTCGACCGCTGTTCGGCCCGTCCCGATCAGCGTCTGGCTATCGCTGCCCCCCATCTCGATCAGGGCCAGCATCTGGATCGCCGCAACCTGGTAGCACGACCACAGCATGAAGCCCGTGACGCCACCCGTATTGCGGCTTGCCGCCATGCTTTGCATGATCGGGAAGTCAGTCGACACGAGCGGCAGAACGCCAGTGGTGGAGCCGAGCTTGGTGCCACCATCATTTGTGCCCTGGTATTTCCCGATCCAGACGTGGCTGATGTTGGTGCCATTCGCGCGGAACGCGGGGTGCAGGGTCGCCCCGTCAAAGGGGCCGCTCCCGATCCACCAGCATTTTTTACCAGCTTGATCACTTCCGGTTGGGGCGGTCCCAACCTTGTAGTAAAAGGCCGGGATCTTAACCATCGCCTGACCGTCAACGGTCTCGTCTGCGATGTTCCCCCACACAGCATGGCCGTTGTATGCGCTGCCGCCGAGGTCATACTCCGTGCCGGTCAGGTTGTTTCCGTCCTCATCGATGCGCTGCCATGTGCCGGCGCCGCCGCCTGTGGACACCTGCGCAATGCCGATGACCGAGACGGCGCTGGGTTCGGGGATGACGGCACTGGCGTTCACATCAACGTGTTCAGCGATCAAGTCCGTCCCGTCGTGGGTCAAGGTCACCAGATCGGACTGGCCGGATGTCGTCTGCCATGTGGGGGCAGCACCACCCGCCCAGAGGGTGGGCGTGGCGTCTGCCTGCTGGATTGTGGGCGTCCGCCTGCCGGTGGCGTCCTGGACCAGTTTGAGGGTCAGCGAATACCCGCGTCCGGCGGGTGGGCTTGGCAGTGTCAGCACGGTATTGGCGGTGAGCGTCATGGCCTGGTACGCGCCATCGGCCAGAATCACGGTGTGCGTTGCGCCGACACTGGCGGCGGTCGCCTTGAAGCGTGCCGCCGTGTAATCCACCGTTCCAAGGGTGACGTCGCTGCCCGGCTGCACGGCGCTGTCCGCCAAAGTGCCCTGAGCCGTCGTGGCATAGAGCAGCGCGGTCGCCCCGTCCGGGAAGGTGTTGACGAGCCCGGACGCGGTTTCGTCCCAGCCCAGCACAGCGCCCGCTTCCGGCGGCGGCAAGGTCAGGCTGGCGGTCTCGGCAGCACCCGGGCCAAGTCGGACGGTGCGCCGCACCGCATCGTCAAGCTGTTGATCAACGGCGGTCAGGTAGTCCAGCGCGTCATTCAGGGTCGCCGCGCGCAGCGGTCCGCCGGCCTGGAAATCTGTCACCCGCTGGATGTCGATCTGACGCAGCAGGGTGACGCGCACGCCGCCGCCGGGGGGCGCCGCGAAGGTGACGGTGCCGCCCTCTGACGAGGCCACGCCGGACACCGAAAAACCGGACGTTGCCCGGGAGTCGTCGAGATAGACGTGCAAGTCTTCGGTGGTGAAAATGGCAAAGGGATAGGGAAACGCGGTCTGTGACCCGTCTGCGGCGTACTGGACGCGGGGCCGGATGTCACCGATCTGGATATGCTCGGACATGCGAGGAGGCTCCCGGAAATAAGGGCGTGGGGTCGGTGTGGCGGGTCAGGCGTTAATCGTTCTTCAGGCGATTGATGATGGAGCCGCCCGCTGCCGTGAGGCCTGACTCAAACAGGCCTAGCGCGGCGCGCTGGTTGCTCACCGTCAGGTCGAGCAGGTTCTGGCGGTTCTGCGACGTCTGCTGCACACCCATCTGGTGGAGTTGGGAATTCAGGTTGACCTGGTCCTGCCAGATGCCAAGGTTGGCTTGGCGGCTGCGATCCGTGGTCTGTCTGGCTGTGGTATTCCAACCGGCGGTGATATCGGCGTTGGTGGTCTCGTAAAGGCTTTTTGTCTGCCGGTTCAGGTCGCTGTAATCGCGCTGGGTCTGAGTGGCGGCCTGGCCTCCCAGGCCCGCCAGGACCGCGTTTGCCGATCCGGTGGTGGCATCCAACCCCATCGCGGCGAAGCGGGCGCGCTGGGTGGCACTGTTCCGCCGCAAAGCGTCGGCCCGCTCCATCTCTGTGCGGGCAAAGTCACTGTTGAGAGCCTCGATCGAGGTCTCGCTGTCTCGCCGGCGCTGGGCCGCCCAGGCATCGTGCTCCTGCCATGCCGAGGTGTTGGCCATGGTGGCGGTCTCGGCGGTTCGGGTGGCCTGTGCCTCGGCCTGGGTGCGAGCGGCTTGGGCACTGGCCTGGTTGGCTGCGGCCTGAGCCGCCTGCTGTCGCTGATAGGTGTCGTATTGCTGGTACTGCTGCCATCCGGTGGTGGCGGCCTGGAGTGCGAAGGGAACAAAGGCAGCTGCGAATTGAGCCATCAGTCCGTGACCTTTACTTCCATGGTGACGCTGAGAACGGTGCAGGGCAGGGGCGCGTCCTGGATGACCCGCCAGAGGGGCGCCGTGGAATCCCGCTGCCAGCCGAGAGCGCGGATCGACAGGTCGCCCGACAGGGGCGCCGGGGGCTGATCGAGCACAGCGTCTCCCCCGAACGTCTGGAACGGCTGGATGGAGGGGCCGGCGCCGGTGTCCAGCCAAAGGGCGGCGGTGTCCTTCAGGCGGAGTGTTGCGCGGATCAGTCGGATCATCGTTCCTGGGCCGCCGCCTCTACCGCCCGAAATGGCGGGGGGCAGGGGCGCGATCTCGTGGGAGAACGGCAGTCCGATGAGCACTTCGCTGGCGGGGGCGTCCAGAGTGACCGATCCGCCGGAAACCACCGCCGTGCCGGCGTCGGCGCCGTCCGCCAGAATGCGCACGGTCCGGCCCTCCAGGTGGCTCAGGCCGCTCCAGGTGGCGCGCGGCGTGCTGTCGCTGCCTGGAAGGGCCGCATCCAGTGCGATTCCGGCATCAAAGCGCTCCAGGTTCACACCATTGGCGCGGGTGACCGCCACATAGACCGATCCCCCGGTTTCGGCGACGGCATGGATGGCGCCGTCGGTTTCCTGCAGAGTCCAGGCGGTCACCTTCTCTGAACGGTAGTTGGTCATGGTGGCCAGGGTGCCGTCGGCCAGCACCAGATGCAGCAGGCGCCGCACCGGGTCATAATCCATGTCCACCGGGTCCTGAATCAGGTGTCGCGCCAGAAGCGCCAGATCGGCGGCTTGATAGGCCTGCTCCAAGTCGGTGAACAAATATTCGCGCAGGTCCTGGCCGGTGGCGCCGACAAACAGCGTGGCACCGTCCACCCGGCGCGGCGGTACGGTGTGCGGTCCCAGAGTCCCGATACGGGTCTGGCGCGTGGCGATCAGGGTCGCGGGGGCCAGCGGATTGCCGGTGATGGTCCACTCCGCACCCGAGGTGAAGACCTCCAGATCGGTGGCCGAAAACACGGCGCGAATGGCGTTGAGCTGGTCCGACAGCAGGTCGAACGAGATCGCCTCGTCGTCCAGGCCTTCCCCGGTGTCGAAGTTGAACAGGTCGCCGACCTTGGACATCCAAATGTGGTGCGGCACATCGCGCGACCCGCCAATGACCAGCCGGTTCTGATGGAACGTGACGCTGCGGGCATAGCCGTGCGCCGGCGATAGCGCCTGTTCAACCCAGTCCCGGGTCGCATAGGCGTTCTCGATCTCCTCGTGGATGGTGGCGGAGACCGTGTTTGCCGCCTGATAGGCCGTGATGGTGACCGGCTTGCCCCGCAGCAACAGGCGTGTCCCTGCGTGCTCGGGCGTGAACACGCCGGATGACGTGGTCAGTGTGACGTTGCCCACCACGTTCGAGGGCGTCATGCTGATCAGCGGATTGGCGAACCGGTAGTACGGCTCGAAGATGCGGTTGCCGTCGTTGGCATAGTCCCAAGTGCGAATGGTCCAACTGGTGTGCGAGGCCCGCGTGATCCGGCGCGGTGCCATGTCGGGGTGAACGACCAGCAGGGTGTCGGCCATCTGGGTCCAACTCAGGTCGGAAAGCTGGGCCTCGCTCCAGGGGCTGACGGAATGGAAGGCGTAGGCGCCGTCCAGGTAGACGTCCATGCGACCGTCGGTCAGAACCAGCAGATAGCTCTGGTCGGTGTTGAACTCGAACGAGATCAGCCGGGCCCGTCCGATCAACTTGGCAATGTGGCGCAAGCCGTCGCGGCGGGAGACGCCGCCGGTCGGGCGCAGGAACACATTGCGCAGCCTGGAGGCACCATTGATGTACGCCCGCAGGTCCGAGCGCCCGAACAGGTCGGGTGAAAGCTCTCCGGCGGTGAAGTTGGTCTGGGTAACGTTGACCCGGGTCATCCGCGCACCTCCACCAGCGGGAAGTGCGTCAGGGCCGGCGGTGTGTCCTGCTGGCTGTCGATCAGGCGGGCGGCGCGGAGGGCGTCGCTTGCCAGTTGGTGCAGCAACTGACCCCGGCTGGTGCTCTCGGTCAGGGGCAGGCAGAATTCAGCCGCCAGTTGGGCCGACAGCGCTTCGACGAAATGCGGCGGAAAGGTGCTCTCGTCCGGGCGGAAGAGATAGGTCAGGGTGACGGCGCTGGCGTCGGTCAGAAGGCGGTCTTCGGCGATGCGGTAGGCCAGACCGTGCCCGCGCCCGTCCGGGCCTCCCGCTGACAGGGTGCGCAGGTGGTCGGTGGGAAGCTGGTAGGCATGGGCGAAGTCGGCCACCGGCACGCCGGACAACTGGGCCAGGGTGGCTTGTGCCGTGGCGAAGGTCCAGGGGTGGGCGGACAGCAGGGCGTCGCGCACGCCGGGGTAGAGGGTGCGCGCGACCTCGGCTTCCGCAGAGCCTTCGTCGAGGCTGGCAATGGTGCGGCCCCCCAGCTTGATAAGCGCGCGGGAGCACAGGGCAACGGCGGACAGGGGCATGGTGAGGCGTCCTTTGTGGGGGGTAAGCGGCGCACAACAAAAAACCCCCGCCCGGTGAGGGGCGGGGGTCCTGGTGTGGCCTGCAGAAGACCGACAGGCTCTTCCGGTCAGGCGGCGGGCTTCAGCTTGTAGTCTGACGGGTCATGTCCATCGATATTGATTTCTTTGGGAGCTGCCGCCGGGATGCTGTACTGAGACAGAACTTCCGTTGACACACCAAGTGTCAGTTCGAGCCGTTCCATGGCGACCAGCCGGATGATGGTATCTGCGTTCGGGTCAAGGGGCGTTTCTCCACGCTCCCACCGACCGACGGTCAGCGCCTCCTTTTGCAGGATCTTGCCCATTTCGGCCTGGGTCAGTCCCATTTCAGTGCGCAGGAAGCGCAACTCTTTGCCATCCATCGCCCCGTTACTGCCGACGATGCCGTGGACGATGGCCTTATGCAGGCCGTTGATGTTCTGGATTGTCAGCACTTCATCTCCTTCATCGTCTGTCAGAAGCTGGATGCCTTCAATCCACACATTATCCAGGCCACATTCAGTGTAGTGGTACACTGCGTCCTCTGGCCTCGTCATGTCCTTGACTCCTCAATATTACCTGCGGCCAACCAAATCTTCATCGACCCACATTACGGTCACGACTTTCATGGATGGCCGGCAAACACTCGGTATCACAACAACGCCAATGGAGCGGCCATGGGAGTTGGGCGATTTCGATTCTACCCTATATCTGAACAACTCAGGGTCGGTTGACGGTCGGGGAGGCGTCAGAACGAATCCCATCCTCAAGACATGGAGCACGTCACCCATGATAAGTCCGCGCTCCAGCAACTGTTCCTTGGCGTGCTCCTTGTAAGAAAGCTTCAGCCCAGGATTTCTTGCGTACGCACGGATCTTCTCGGTCGCCTCACGGTTCGACCAGGGCGCCCCACGAGACGGCGTTTGGTCGCCCGGTTCATGGTCGCGCGATGCATCCGTATCCTTTAACGGACCGCCCTCTTCCTCCTTTTGCGCCACCATCCATGGCCTCCATGTAACATCACGATACCTGATTTTCAAGTAGGCATCTATCACAGTGATACTTAGGTGTCTATACCGCTTTCAGTGCTACCCGGCAGGGCTGCGCCCATGAGTGAATGCGCTTTTCCGCCCCTCGCCCCAGCAGTCAAGACGGGCGGAGGGCGGAGATCGGGCCAGCCAGCCTACATCGCCGCGACGCTGACCGCGCCGTTGCTGTTGCCGGACACGCGGTAGAACGCGGCTGCGGGAGTGCCGCCGGTGTCGGTGTTGCAGACCATCACGTCCCCAACCCGCACATAGGGGGCTGCGGCGTCGAAGTAGGTGGCACCCGTGGCGGTGGCGGCGGTGTCGATGGTGGTGTAATGCCACAGCGTAAAGCCGTTGGCGTAGCAGAGGACCGAAAGGTCCTGGGGCACAAAAGCCATGGGGAATGCTCCTTATCCCTACGCGGCTTTGCCGCGCCGACCAGCGGACGAAAAAAGTCAGTTCTTTTGTCCGCTGGTCTTGTGACAATCATCGCCTGCCGTCCCTAAAAACGGGCCGGCAGGCTCTGGCTCTTCGCGGTGCCGATGCGGTCGCGCCGGATCAGGGCCGCGTGATTGCTTGGACTGTGCCTAGCTCTCCAGGCAGCGCAGCGAGACCACGCCCGCGCTGTCGATCAGGGCCGCACCCTGGCTCATCATGTTGTTGACGAAATGCGCGGCCCGGTCGCCGTGCCAGGTGATGTCGGACTGCACTTCGGCGCCGATGGCGTGGCCGATGGCCGTCTTGTGGTACCAGAAGCAGCGCCGCACGCCGCCGTCGAGCGTCAGGCCGGAATGCGGGAACCACAGCGTCCCAAGCCACTTTTTCGCTTGGGTGCCACGCCACGGCAGGTCCTCGGCGCCCACATAGTCAGCGTTGGAGAACTCGTCGATCTGCATCAGCTCGGACCACTGCTTCCAGCCGACCACGGCGTAACGCTCGCCGTCGTCGGGCACATCGGCGCTGCCCAGCATCTCGAACGCCTCCATGATCTTGGTCAGAGTCAGCGCGGTGCTGCCGTCGAGCGCATGGTTGGCCGAGGTGTCAAGCTGACCGATGATCAGCTCGTCGGTCTTGCGGCCAAGGGCATAGGCGCCGGCATTCACCAACACCTGACGCTCGTCGATGTTGGTTTTCAGCTCGTCCAGCCGGTCCACCCAGTCGCCGGCATAGAAGTCCTGAAGATCGCATTCGACCGGGGTGTGATCCAGGTTCATGACCGGCACCATGCCGTGCCGGGCCTTGGTAGACGCCGTGCCTTTGCCGACCTTCTGGAACACGGTGGTGGCACCCTGGATGCTGTCTTTGACGCGCACGGTGTTGCGCAGCTTGGAGCCCATCTGCTGGTACGCCAGATGCACATCGGCCTGGAAATGCTTGATGAACGACTGGTTGACGGTAATCGACATGAGCAAGATTCCTTATCTTGGGGGACGATCGTCAGCGTCTTTCGCCAACCGGTGCGACCGCACCGGCGCCGCGAAGCGGCGGAGCCCTTCGTCGTGACGTGTCAGGACGAAGGGCGATCAAAAAAGAAGAGATCAGCCGCCCGTCGGGTACAGGCGGCGGAAGCCCTCGGCCACGCGGCGCACCACCGCCGGGTCCCGCTGCTTCCAGTAGCGGGGGTCGCGCATGAGGGATTTCAGGTCGGCCTCGCCGGGGGCACCGCTGCCGGTCCCGCTGGAGTCTGCTCCGGGGATCAGGTCCGGCTCGCCCTCGGCCATCATGCGGTACAGCGCCATCACGCCCTCGCGGGTGGAGGCAAGGGCGATGTAAACGTCTTGGGGCAGGTGCGCCTTGCCCCAGGCGGACAACTGGCGGCTCATCTCGGTCCAACGGTCCTCGCCGCCGAACTGCTGCATCAGCGCCGACAGATCGGTCTCGGCCCGCTGGCCCGCGTCCATGGCCTCGATCACCGGCATGACGCGCTCAACCGCCAGGTCATAGACGAGCTGGGCCTGGGCCGGGGTGAAGGCGGCCTCGTGCAGGCGGCGGTTGACGTCCGGATCGATGGCGAGGCGCGGATGGTTGACGGTGATGCGGTAGGCATCGGGGGTGTCTGGCACACCGATGGCGCGGCGGAAGCCAACGCGGGTGGCGTCGTCGGCATCGGGGCCAGGGAGGGCGATCATGCCGTGAAGGCGCCGCAACAGGTCCTCATAGGCGGCAGCCAGACGGGCTACGTTCATCTGTCCGGTGGCCGGATCCATGAACGGAGCGATGGCGCCGGAGGCCGCTTGGCCCGGCATCTGAAAGCCGGTCGGAACGGGAGACGGCTGCATGGAAGATGGGGGCATGGCGACGGGTGCCGCGCCGGCAGCGCCGGGCGGGAACGGATACGTCATGGGTGTCTCCTTGTCGTTTAGGATCGCCTGTTGCTTCATTCGAACCAACAGGCTCCGCCGCTGCGCGGCGCCGGCGCAGTCGCGCCGGTTTGGTGTTCTGGATCGTCTGTCGTGAGTGTCGGACGCGAGCCCTGCGGTCCGAAACACAGGGGCTAAGGGCCGGGTGCCCCCCGCCCTTCGGCGATCAGGCGCCCGAGGTGGGCGACCAGGGCGCGTTGGCCTTCCAGGTGACGCAGGGCGGCGTCCGTGGCCTCGGGACCCAAATGCAGCCCGATGGTTAGGCCGTGCAGGTGCCGGAGCAGCCGCCGACCGTCGTCATGGGCGAACACCCGAGCGCAGGCGCGCACCAGGATGGCGCGGTCTTCTCCCGAGGGGTCCGCGGACGGTTCAGGCTCACCCCATGGCCAGGAGTCATCATCATCGGGCAGGGGGTGGCGCAAGGGGCGGTCCTCCATTCCCGAATCCTCCACTCCCGGACAGGGCCGCACCCAGGGTTCGCGCCAGCGCGCCCCAATCCGGCGGAGGTGCAGGCGGAGCCTGGGTGGGGGCCGGTCGCACGGGTGCCGGTCTCGGCCCCGGTTCCGGCGCGACAACGGGTCGCAACACGGCATCCGGCACGCCCAGCGTGCGGGCCAGCCAGCGCGCCGCTCCCTCTGTATCGACGACCTGTGCGCCGCCCTCACCCAGACCGCGCACGGCGTTGATCCAGGTCAGTGTGGTCTGGGCATCGCTCATGCGCTGCTGCTGGGCCAACGGCGAGGCGTGGGTGAGGTCCACCAGCCGCCCATCCAGGCGGATTGGCGGGATCTCGCCGCGCCGTCGCAGGATCGCCAGTCCGCGCCGGATCAGGGGTGCCAGCAACTCCGACTGCAAACGCCCATACGACGCCCCCAGCACCCGCGCCATGTCGGCAGCGCGATGCAAGACCTCGGTTGCGGTCATGCCGGGGCTGTCGGGCTGGCCGAGCGTGTCCGCCAGCAAGGCATGACGGATCCGCTCGCGCAGTCCGTCCAGCACCAGTTGCGACACGTCGAAGTCTCCGGCGGCCCGCAACGGCGTCAAACCCGCCGAGCCCACGGCCTTGGGGATGATGGTCCCAGGCACCAGCCGCACCGTGGCCGGGTTCAGCACCCCGTCATCGTCGGCCTGCCAGATGCCGGTGACAGCGATGGAGGCGTTCTTGAGCACCAGTTCCACCACTTTGTTCGCGGTCTTGATGTCCGGCAGGGCCTTCATGACCGGGGAGCGGCCATAGACCTCCCCTGGAGCCTTCATCCAACGGAAACAGATGAAGGGTGAGACCGCGAAGTGTCCGCTGGCCAGCACGTCCGGGCTGCCGCCGATGGGCGCGGCGATTTCGCCAAGGGCGCCCAAGGCATCTCCGGTTCCGGCCAGCAAGGCGGTATAGGCATAGCCCTGCGCGTTCGGCACCACGCATTCCAGGACCTCGACATCAAGGTCCGGTTCCCGCGCCGCGCGGGTCTCCAGGTCCGGCGGGAGACTTGCGCTCGGCCAGCGTTGCCGCACCGCCGGCAGGGGCAGTCGGATTCGGCGGAACACCGTGTCCAGTCGACCGGTGGGGCCTTCGTCCAGGGCCACGTCGGCCATGGGCACGGCGGCGAACCGGAACGCGCTGGGCTCGCCGGGCGGGGCTTCCTCAAAGGCGAGGCAGGCCGTGCCCAGGGTGACGAGATCCAGATAAGCCTGATGGATCTCGACCGCGAAGTTGGAGGCCGCGAATTCCGCCCGCAACACCTCGGCGGCGTGCTCCAGGGTGGGGGCCATGCGGGCGCGCTCGTCCTCGGTGAGGTCAGCGCCGGCGGTCAGGTCGAACCAGCGCGACCACGGCGGGGTAAGCTGGGCTAGCATGCTGGCGGCGAGCTGGTCCACGGCGTCCGGTGCTGTGCCGTCGAACAGGCGGTCGCCGCGTTGGGTGCCGGGGCTGCTGTTGCCGAGTGCCGATTCCCGGCTGGGCAAGGCGAAGTCGTAGCATTCGCGCCATGTGCTTTCCCAGCGGTGCCGGCGCGCCCGCGCCCGGCGGTAGCGCCGCAACAGGACCTCGACGGCCTGTTCGCCACCACTCGGTTCGGGGGGAGGGATCGAAGGAGGGGATGGCTCCATGCCGTCAGTCTCCCAACAGGGTCTTCATGCCGGTGGTCCCGGCGAAGGTGGCCGGCGCGAGCACGCCCCGGTAGGACGTGTTGACCGTGGACCGCCAGCCGCGTGCCGAGCGCGTCTGCTGCTCGCGTTTCTGGCGGGCGGCCTCGGCGGCGGCGTTGGCGGCCTCGGTCTCCGCCGTGGTGTCCAGTACCGGTGCCGGTGTCGGTGCGGGCGGCGGCGGGGCCGGTTCGGGTTCCGGTTCGGGGGGCGGCGGTGGCGGTGCAGGCGGCGGCAGGGCCGGCTGCGACGGAATGGACGGTGGCGAGAAAATACCTCCCATGGATGGGCTCCTTCCTCGGTGGCGGCGGGCAGACCAGGGCACGAAAAACCCCGCCGGGCAGAACCGCCGGCGGGGTCTGGATACACGTATCCCCGTTCGATGTTTGTTCCGATGCCAGCCCGGGCGTGCGCCGCCAAGGACTTTTTTTAGGTCAGCGGTGTTGGGCCGTGGGCGTTGAGATCCATAGGCGGCTCGCGCTCCCCGATCAGAGTCATATGTGTTCTGTCGCGATTGTGATGGGGATCATGGACGCGGAACCGGGCTGGTGCCCGGTCTTTTCCTGGGGGCACAGCCCCCAGACCCCCAGTTTTTCTTTCAGAAGAAAAGAGGGAGGGTTTGGGAGGTCTCCTCCCAAACGGGGGTTCGGGGGCGGTCGCCCCCGCGTCACCCTGGGCAAAAGCGCTGGCCCGCTCCCCCTTGCGTTCAGTCACTGTCTGCCAAGGCTGCTTTCGGATCAGCGCGAGTTTCCTGGCTGGGGAAGACCTTCATCATCCACAGCAGCAACAGCAGCCCCGGCACCGCTGCCAGCGTGGTCAGCAGGAAATAGCTCACCCAGTCCACTTGTTCGGCCAGCCAGCCGCCGCCCGCTGCGAAAAAGGTTCGGGCGAAGCTCATCAGGCTGGAGACCAGCGCATATTGCGTTGCCGTATAGGCGATGTTGCACAGGGACGACAGGTAGGCCACGAATGCCGCCGT